TCCCAGATGAGCGTACTGCCGAGATAGACTTTCTGCACCTGCTTGCTGCCATACATAATATTTTCAGCCTGATTGAGTATCATCAAATCAGTCCTTTCTGCTTTTTATTTTTTTCATTCTATTCTGATTCGGGCGGCGTTGCAACGACAGAAATAATATAAAGCGTGCGTTCGTCCGGGTGTTCCAGCGCATCATATTCCGCCTGCGTGACCGGAAGAAAAAACGGCAGCGGCTTTTCACCGAGATATAAAAAAATCCGGTCACTGTCATTTACAATATACAGCGTTCGGATATCTTTTACAAATTCTGCATTTTCAAACTGCTGCCGGCTGATGAGCCGTAAGCCGTTCAGCCCCGTATCATAACCATTCAAGTCAGTTCAGCTCCTTTACTGTGAGAATTTTTTCGTCCGTTGTGAGCAGTTTTCTGCCGCCAGCGGTGTACAATGCGTATGTGAATCCGCTGAGATGATTTGCTGTACATCCGGCGAAATAAACCGTAATTTCAGCATAATTTCCGGAATATTCGACAGTGAATTCACATAACTGCGGCGGAACAGAAAAACTTCCGTTGAAATAATATGCTGTGATGGTCATGCCGGAATAGTCCGGAATTTCGCCATAAATAATATCAGGATAATTTCCGGCACTGATTTGAAAGATATGCAGCCGGGAAAAATCCACAGGAATTGTCGCCCAGTCCGCAGTTTCCGGCATGGAAATCCGGCTTTGCAGAAACGGAAAATTCCGGATTTCCTGCATCATGACAGGAACGTTTACAGCATAATTGTTCCGGGTCAGAATCCGGATACAGTCACCTGCCCGGACAAACGGACTGACTCCCGTCAGTGCCGAGACAGAAAACGGTAGCAGAAAATTTTCCGCTGTACTGCTGACAATTCGCTGACAGGCTTCTGCAAATGCTTCCGGTGTGGTGACATGCAGAAGAAGCATATCTTCCGGATTCCTCGCTGACCGAATGTAATTCTGTGCATCAGGATTCAGGGAAAATACACCTTCAGCGGCGGCAAGACGTTCCGTGCCGATTTTCATTGTTTGCAGATTTTCTGCCGAAATCGTCAGAACCGGAGCGGTACTGCACCAGCCGAGTTCTAATTTATTATCGTGATTGATACGGGCATTTCCGCCTTCGAGTGCTGCAAACTCTTTCAGAAGCATTCCGGCTGTGATACCGGAGACATCGACAGAAGAATCCAGACTGCTGAACGGCAGATTTTCCAGATTCAGAAATTCCTGTTCAGCGGCGGTGACAGCAATGTTTTCATGGTTCAGCCATGTGACAAACCCCTGATAGCATTCCGCAAGTGTGGCATATTCCGCCCGTCTGAGCGTGATTAAAAACTCTCCGGCACTTTTTGCAATGGTCTGTTCCAGAATGCCATAACAGAGAAGTTCCATCGTTTCTTCATTCTGAAAGCTGATTTCTTTCAGAATCAAGTCGCCGTAGGTTTTCATCGCATAGTCGGTGATTTCAGCCGAAATGACAGTTTCCCGTCCGCCGTACTGCCGAATCACATGCCGGTGCAGCTTCTGAACATGTCTGTCCTGCTGATTGAAAATCATGCTGTTACTGCCGGAAAGCGTTTCTGACTGTAAAATTTCACGATACAGATTTTCAGAAATCTCCGCTGACTGTTCCGCAAAAAAATAATACTGATAGGGAACGGAATGCGACTGATAAGCAACAGAAGTCAGAAACGGCGCATCTGCGTGAAGAAGAAAGATTTTCCCAGCTATATCAATGAATTCCGTGCCGCCTGCTGTGTGCGAAGAAATCTCTTCTTCCAGCCAGATGCCTGTAATTTCCTGTTCACATACATTTGCAGTAGCGGTAATTCTTCCGGAACGCATGGAATACAGCCGCTTTCCGGATGCAATCAGCCAGTCTTCCAGAGCAGTCCGCACCGGATAAAAATTTTCTGTAAAATAATTCTGCATGACAAGCAGGTCTTCCGTTACGTCCTCACGGCTGATTTCCAAGCCGCTTTCCGCCCGGATTTTCTGGTTCAGAACACTCTGCATATCGGTGTATCCTGTTTTTAATGTCAGCTCCGGAATGACCAGATTCCCGATTTCCATCTCCGGACTGTCACTGAAAACTTCATGAAACTCCACATCCAGCAAAAACGGATTTTCGTCATCTATCCAGAAATCCGGAAATACTGCCCGGAACAGACGGCTTTTTCTGCCGTCCAGAAAATCTTCCGCTGTCATGACATCACTCCTCAACCAGCGTGAACACAACGTTCTGAATCAAGCCGTCCCCTTCGATTTCCATCAGGTCGCCCGATACACCGTTGCAGTAAACTGAAATCGTATTCCGTGACCTGACAGAAGGGTCATAAAATGTAAAAGCAAAAAATTCGCTTTCCTGCATCAATAACTGATATGTTTCATAAAATTCCTGAATCGTCATCTTAGCATAGCGAATATTCTGGAAATTCCGGACATTGTAACGCACTGTGTTTTTCTTCGTCCGTCCGGAAAGCGAACGTCCGGCACTGCCCTGCAAATGCCCGAACGCAAACGGAAACGGCGCATCCGGTGTATAAAGCGGTGTCCCGTTTACGGCGAAATATTCAGATTTTTTCAGCATCAGCGTACCCCTTTCATTTTCTCGAACTTCCGGCGACCCCGTTCCGATGCCGCATAAATTTCCTTATCGCCAATCTGAATTACTGGCTGATTTTCTGCAATGGTAGCAATCAGGATTTCCGCAAGCTGAATCAGCGTGTCAAGCTTCGATTCCAGAATTCTGTTGTCCTGATGATTCTGCTCCGGCAGCAGAGATTTTAATTTCGATAACGGCGAAACAATTTCCGGGTCATGCTGTGCGCCCGGATTATCGCCGACCATGGCAAGCGTTGGCTGATACACAACACCGCCCTTTGCCAGATGCGGAATTTCCGGAATCGAAATTTCCGGAAGCCACTCGAACGGATAGCCGCCCATGAATTCCCAGTTTCGCAGCAGCCACAGCACATAGGCAATGTTATCAAACGGCTCATAAATTATCCTGTTGATGCCGTCAATCAGGCTGTTGACAATGCCCCTGAACGTCCCGGCAATACCGTTTTGTATATTCTCGAATACAGCTCCGCCGCTGCTGAATATGCCCTTGACTGCGTCCCATGCGCCTGCTAATTTTTCTTTGATACTGTCACCGAGTCCGCTGAAAAATCCGGTAATCATTTCACAGCCAAGCCGGAAATCTTCTTTCAGGGCATTCCATTTTTCCGGAATCGTTCCGGTAAAAAATCCGGTAATCATATCGCATCCGGTCTGAAAATTTTCCTGAAAGCCGTCCCAGACAGATTTGAAATTTTCCGCTGCTTCTGCTGAAAAGCCCGTAATTCCGGCATTCATAGTCTGCAATTCACTGTCAGAATCTTCCGAAACGCCATGAATAAAATCATACACAACGCTTCCGGCATTTTCAAACAGATGCAGCCACTTTGCACCGAAATCGCCGAAGCTGAAAAATTCCTCGACATCATCACGGACATATTCCAGCCAGCCCGAAATAAAGCCGAATGCGCCGCCGGATTCTTCAAAGACATCACAAATATCTGTCCAGTTTTTCGACAGTTCCGTGATAGCATAGCCCCATGCTGCAAAACCGGCTATCAGAATACCAGCAGTTACATCCAGAGCCATTAGTTTTCCGGCGAATGTGGCTATTTTTCCAGCCATTGCCGCAAATGCACCTCTTGTTACAGCAAGTACCAGACCTGTAATTGCTGCCGTAAATCCTGCAATACGGACAGAAGCTTCCGGATTTTCCCGAATCCAGTCGCCGATATTATGCAGCACTTCTGCAAGATTTTCAAGCCCTGTCGTGATAATGTCGCCTGACCAGTCTGCAAGCGGCTTGATAAATTCATCCCACAGCCACAAGCCGAACGGTTTCAGGGCTGCTATCGAAGCGTCCAGAATCTCAATCGCTCCGGATAAAATATTCAGAAAATCCGGAATTAAATTTTCAATCGTGAACCCGGCAACCGGAAGCAGCACATGTTCCCAGAACCATTCCAGCCCCTCGCCGATATGCTCTGTAAACGGTTCGAGACTTTCCAGAAGTCCGTCAACAGAAGTCAGCAGCGGCGAAAAATCAATCTGTCCGGCGAATTCCGCCGTTTTCGCAGTGATATGATTTACAGTATCAAGCACATTCTGGAAAATATCCGCAAGATGCTGTACAATGCTTGTTCCTGTGCCGTCGCTCCATGCCAGCGAAAAGCGTTCTGCAATATTGCCGATAATATCATAAATATTCCGGAATATCTGCAAAACAGAAGACACTGCTTTTTCACCTGTGCCGTTCGTCCAAACTTCTGCGAAACTCTTTCCGATTTCGCCGAACAGTTTACGGATTTGATTTCCTGCGTTTTTCGCCGAATCCAGAAACGGCTGACCGTAATTTTCCCATGCGTTCCGGAACGGCTGAAACAGATTTTTCAGCGTTTCAGAAAACTGCTGTTCTATTTCAGAAATTCCCTGCTGCATACCGGACGGATTCAGGACGGGAGTGATTTCCGGTTCTTCTGTTGCAGAATCAGAATCAGATTCTGTATCTGTATCCGGAACGCCGATGATATTAAAATCATCAAAGCTTGCCGCCCCCAGATTTTCAGCGGCTTTCTGTGCGGTTTCTATGGATTCTGTCAGATTGTCCGTTTTCGTTACGGCGGAAGTGATTCCGGAAGAAAATCCGGAAATATCTGCTGTAAATCCTGTAAAACCGAGCATTCTGCCGAGTGCTTCTGTCAATTCCGTTGCTTTCCGGATGCCATCTGTCAGATACGAAATCAGCGGAGACAGCGCACCTGTCAGAATATTGCCGACAGCCGTCTTGAATGCCGTCAGGCTTGCTGTCAGACGGGAAATCTTTCCGGAAAATGAATCTGCAATTTTGGCAGCATCTCCGCTTTGAAATCTGGTTTCTTCCAGAATGCCGTTGACTTCTGCCTGAATCTTTTGCGCCTGCGTCAGATTCGCCGATGTTGTGCCGATAGATTTGGCATAATCCTGCCACATTTTTGCGACATTCTTCGTGACACCGGCATTGTCGACAAGAATAGAATTTTCATTTTTCAAGCCTTCTGTTGCCGATGTGACTGCATCACCGAGCGAATAGCTTGCCTGTCTGCCATAAGCAGCACTGTCTTTCAGAGCTGTCAGAACGTTCTGAATCTGCGTATCAGAATAGCCTCTTGCCGCCAGATTCTTGTAAGCGGTCACTGCGTTCTGGAGCGGAATCAGACCGTCAGCAATATATTCCTGAATAAAGCCTTGTGCCTGTCCGAAATCTCTGCCCTGTCCGGTCAGAATACTCTGCAATCCTCGAAAAGCGTTTTCTGTCCCGGTTGCGGCACTGATACAAGCTTTTCCCCATGCCACTACAAGCCCTGTTGCAAAAAGCGATTTCAGAGTATTTCCTAAATTCTGCGCCGTACCGTTCAGATTGTTCATGCTCTGACCGGAGTTTTTCAGATTCAGATTCGCATTGCTGATTCTGTTCAGCAATGCTGTCAGCGAATTTTGAGCATCAGTTGTATTCAGGCTCAAGCGGGCATTAAAATTTGTATTCCGGACGTGATTCCGGAACGAATCGAACCGGGAACGAGCCGAATCGGTATCAAACCGCAAACGCAAAGTTGGATTTGCATTTTTAATTTTTTGCAGAAATGTATCTAATTTTTTATTGGCGGCACTGGTATCCAGATGCAGCAGAACAGCGGCATTTTTCTGAATTTTATAATTCAGGTTTGCTGTAATATTCCGTCCGGAAAGCCGCTGTATATCGGCACGAGCCTGTGAAAGATTCAGTTTCAGATTTGCAGTCACTGCCTGATTTTTCACATGGGAAACAAAATTCTGAAATGTATTTTTTGCCTGTTCAGTCTGGAGTTGTAAAGCCGTGACTGCCTGCTGCTGCGTTCCTTCTAGTTTCAGAGTCGCATTCAGCGGAGTTGTTTTTACTCTGTCCGCCAAAGTTTGAAAATTCTGCATCGCCTGACTGGTGTCAAGCTTCAGAACCGTGCTGATACTCTGATTCCGGATACCGGAAACAAAATTCCGGAAAGCGGTTTCTGCATCTTGAGTGCTGAATTTTACAGAAAGTTCGGGCTGTTCCGTGCTGTCAAGCATCAGCTTTGCACGGACTGCCTGACCCTGTATCTGATTTGCAAAATTCTGAAATTCCTGCACTGCCTGCGAAATGTCAAGAGCCAGACTTGCTTTCAGGTTCTTATTCTGTGAAATAAAATTATCCTGTTTTCTCTGCGCTTCGGATGTGTTCAAATCCAGATGCAGAGTCACTTTTGTATCTCCTGCCATGATTTCGCCCCCAGTGCCAGAAAGAATTTTTCTATCTGTGATAATTTTTCTTCATAGAGTTCCGGATGTTCTCGGAATTGCCTTGTCTGCCAGTCATCATAGATTTTCTTCTGTGATGCTGTAAATTTTTCGATGATTTTCGGGTCAGTTTCGCTCCGGATATGCACAATCTGTCCGAGCGGCGTTTCCGGCAGCAGTCCGGACAACAGAGCCGAAAATTCGCCCCAGCTCATGTCCTGCTCCTGCCGGATTCTGATACCATACTGTGATGCAAAACTGGATTCTATCAGATGCCAGTCTTCGGATAAGTCATAAAATTCAGGCTTCTGATTTTGCGGTGCTGTGAAATCGCTGTTCTGCTTCTTCCAGCGTGATTTCCAGCGCAAGAGCCATAATTCCGTAAATGATGATTTCACAATCATGAAAAGACAAATCTTTCATATTGTGAATTTCTTCCAGAGCCTTTTTTCCGGCGAAATGCCTGATAATTTCGTCCATCAGTTCGCCGGTTTTCATGCCGGAAAAATCACGTTCTGTATAAGCGATAACCGTATCTTTCCGGTTGTCGATTTCAAATTCTTTCCCGAAAATTTCGAGAACAGGCTTTTCCTGCTGTAATTTTTCAGTGATATTGATTTTCATGATAATTTATCTCCTTTCTGATTAACCGCCGGAAGGTTCGGTAACAGTGGGTTTTCCGTTGCTTTGCAGGTCAAATTCCAGATTACCGACATTGGTCGTATCGCCGCCGCCGTCATTCTTGACATTGACAACCATCTGCTGTGTAATTTTTGTACCAGTCGGAAGTGTCCAGCGGAAATTAGCATAAGCTTCCTGCCCCATAGCGAACTTTTTTCCAGCGATAAAATCATTTCCGGTATCGCCGACTGTGCGTTTGCCCTTCATGGACAGTGACCATTTCATGCCGGTTTTGAGTGCGGAAGCCCAGCCGCCGTTTTCCATAGCGTTCCATTCTTCGACATTGCCGTCAAAATTCGGTGTGAAAGTTTCCAGATTGGCGATTTCCGACCATGTGTTTTCTGCGGTTTCGACTTCAAAAACGTTATTGTGTACCGGAAAAACTCCGGAAAATGGATTAGCCATAACTAAAACTCCTTTCAGATATTATAAAAAATATTGATATGAATCACATACTCATAAATTAAGCTTTCCGGCGGTGTGCAGTCGACAGGACTGGAATTCAGCAGAACAATCAGCGGTACAGCATGACCGCCGATTTTCGGAAAATCTGCGCTTTGCAGACGGGAATACAATTCCAGTGCAGAAGCCTGAGAAACTTTTGCATTCTCCGTCCAGTGAACCAGAATTGAAACCGGAATTTCACAAAACGTCCGGAAGCTGATACAAGGCGAATCCGGAATCGGATTGCCGTCATAAATGCCGATGCATTTTTCCTGACTGCTGTCGATTCTGCCGATGTAGAAATGTTCTGCTTCGGGGAAAATTTCTTTCAGCCAGTCTCTGACATCGCTTAACTGCATGAAATCACCCCCCTGTTTTCTGCCTGAATTTCTGAATAAAAATTTCAGCAGCACGGTTTTCATATTTTCCGCCAGTTTCCCAGTCCTCGAACCACTGACCTTTAGCGTTTGCATTATCGCCTTGATTGAAATCATATTCTGGATGCATGTATAATCTTCTTGCGTAATTCTTACTTGTAGAAATTTCAGAACGATTTTTTTCCGGATGCAGAATATGATGAGAAAGTTCAAGTTCTCCGGTATTTTTAGGAACTACCTGAGCATCTTCGATTTCTCTTTTTAATTCAATCGCTGTTTCTTCGAGAATATCGGCACAAAGCTGATTAAAATCAATGCCAGCCATTATATCACGTCCAGTCGAATATAATTGACAGTTCCGTCCGGATTCCGTGCTTTCTGCCCTCTGATGATTTGCCGTTTCGTATTGAAAATATAAATTTCTCCGTCCGGAATTTCCGGCAGTTCCGGACAGAAATCAGAAGAAAAATAAGCCTCTGCCGAAATCGTGATTTCTTCCCGTTTGGCGTTCAGAATTCTTCGGGAACTGCTCTGAAACAGGCATTTCAAATCTGCTGAAAATGCCGTTCGCCGTTCGCCGTCTTCGCTGATGCCTTCGGCTTGCAGAATCACCCTGCACGGAGAACGGCAGACCGATTCCGGAACAAGTTTCGGATATTTCATAAACTCACCTCAATGCCGGATTGCAGAGATTTGTCTGCAAAAGATTCTGATAGCTTTCGTTCTGCATCGTGATGCCGGAAACGATGACAAGATTCTGCGCATTCCAGCTCATCGAAACGCCGGCGATACTGTAGGAATTTAACGGAGAATTCAGCATTTCGCCGTAATCCTGCAAAAAAATCGCCTGCTGTGCGCAGACGTTCTGAATCAGTTCTTTTTGCAGACTGGTTAAATTTTCAAAGCCGGTTTTCCTGATTCTCTGGAAAGTCAGCGTATCAATCTGATTCGATGCCTGAATCAGAAAATTTTCAGAAATTTCTTTTCCTGTCAGATTCCGGAATTCCTCACAGGTCAGATACTGACTCATTTTTTCTCAACCTCTTTTTTAAGTGCTTCGAGTTCGGCGAGAATTTCGGCATACTGACTGTAGGGAACTGTCTTGACGGGACTGTGTTTCAGGACTGTTCCGGTTTCGTCCGTGAGGTCATAGCCACGGTTCAGATATTCTTCCTGCAAAGCCGTGTTTTCGCCGACCTGATAGCTTTTATTGCCCTTGACTGCGTAAATCATGAAATCACCTCACAATCAGGCATCGGCACTGATGGCAATGCCCGGAGCTTTCTGCTGTAACAGGAACGTATCTGTAAAATATCTGTTCTGATAAACATATTTGTCAGCGGTTCGGGAATCGTGACCGGGGGTGAATACCTGAATATAGCTGTACTTGTCACGGCTGACAACGCATGACGGATGAATCAGCATCGCATGAATCTGTTTCGCCGATACCGCCGGAGTACAGCCGTTTGTGAAGTTGTAAGCCGTCTTGAATCTGCCGGACGGTACAGTTTTGATAATCATATCATCAATTCTGTTGATATTTCTGTTTACAGTATTCGAGCCGCCGCCGACAGAAATCGTTCTGGTAATGCCCGATGCAGATTTTAACAGCGATTTCGTTGCTGATGTCAGATACAGGATTCTGCCGTCAGCCGGAACGCCTGCATCGTCCATCTTGGCTGACTGCGTATCAATCCAGTCGAGAATGTTCAGGGCGGTCAGGGTCGTTGTCGTATCAACAACCGCACCGTTCGCCGCATAAGTGACGGCTTCGCTGTAAAGCTTCGAGAATCTGTAGGAATCTTTCTCCGGAATCGCCTGCTGTTCCTCGAACTGGTTCGTGACGTTCGCCATTGAGAGAACAAGATTGGTTTCGTCAACGTCCATCGGGTCGATGTAGAATTCTACATCACGGTCATGTTCGAGCTGTTTCGGAATCCAGCTGTTCCCCAGTGTTCCGGCATTAAAGCCGAGATTCTGGCGGTTATGGTCTTTATAGCCGGAAAGTGTCATAGTCGGGAGCTTAATCAGCTGTGCATTGATAAACTGCACATCGGGATTACTCAGTGTGAGGTCATAGCTGACCAGTTCACGGGAATATTTCGTCTGCAATTCCCTGCTGAACTGTTCCGCATAGTTGTAAACTGCCATAAAATCAATCCTTTCTTGTATTGCCGAATGCCTTTGCAATGGCATCGGCTTCGGGGGTCTGTTTCGGGTTATCCGCACCGATTCGGAAGCCTTTCGGCTTGTTTGCGTTTTCAGATTTGAAAGCCGGAACGTCATCAAGCACTTTCTGAATTGCCGCTGTAATCGCTTTAGCATCGGCATTTTCGGGAAATTCCGCAAGTTTCAGAACATAGTCAATCTGACGGGAATCGACTCCCATTCTGACGGCTTCGAGGGCAGCGGCTTTCTCGGTTCTGATTCGGGAAAGTTCGGCTTTCAGGCTGTTCAGCTCGGAGTTGTCCGGCTGTTCCGGAACGGGTTCGGGTTTCGGTTCAGGCTTTGCCTGTTCGGGTTTGTCCGGCTTTTCTTCCGGCTTGGCTTCCTCTTTTTTGATTTCTTCGTCTTCCATGAAAATTCTCCTTTCGGGTATAAAAATAAGGCTTATTCAGCCTTGCTTGCGATATTTTGGCATGAGAAAACCGCCCTGTTCAGGCGGTTAGTCATATCTGTGCTTCGATTGTTCTTCATGCTCTCTTTTGAATTTTTCAAAAATTTTTCGTACCTCTTCTGTTACTTCACATGTAAGGTTCACTGTTCCATTACGAAAATCAATTTTTCCGATTAATTCTTTCGGAATCATAGGCAACATACTATATCCCCCATTTCTTTTTCAAAATTCGCTTTACTTCATTCACAAGAACATTATCTGCTGTACTGGAATATGCTTCAGCAATAAATTCTGCCGCATTTTCAGTGGCGTAGATGCCGATAAAAGCTTCAATTATTTTATTACTTTCTTCTAATCCAGTATTCTTGAAAGCAAGCGATTTAATTTCAGATGCCAATTCAAATACGTCAAGCGACTTTCTGACATCAACCTCTGAATGACTATATTTTTTCAATGTCATATAAAATTCTGTGAAATGAACGAGTTCATGCTTCAGAACACTATAAATTCCTTGTTTTGGCGAAAAGTAATGTGCGTTTACAATTTCCTGAATAGAAGTCTCTAATTCTGGTATTGACATTTGTGTAAAAAGCTGTCTTGAAAGTTTCAGAATGACAATTGGCTTTCCTTCTGCCCATCTTAACGAAGCTTTACAAATTTCGTTCATATTCACTAAAGCAGATTCTTGAATAAATCCGGAAAGCTCCGGCATTTCTTTATAAAGCCGGTGCAGACAGTCAGTAACAGTTCTGACACTTTCAAGAGGCATTTCTTTCAATCCATTAATACAAAGTGAAAGATGCTCTTTTGCACGTTCAGCATAAGATTCAAATGTTTTTGCTTTTAATGCTCTTTCCGTTTCTTCTATTATACCACTTTGCGCAGAAAAGTCAAGCGGTTTCGGGGAATTTTCAGAAATAATATTTTGTATGGAAACAGGATTCTGAATTGTCTGCACTTCCGGCGCAGTGACCGCCGGTTTTGTCTCGGTGATTTTCGGAGTCGGTTCAGGTGGAGTGGGCTTGTCGATAACGTTCGGAACGATTGGCGGAGTCTGATTGTCGTAAATCTTTTCCCGAAAATAATCACGGCGGAGAAAGTCATGATTTGCATCACATAAATCTTTATTCCGCTTTTGCCATTCACGCTTTCGAGCCGCTGCCGATTTCTTAGCGGCATCGTCCGGAGCGGATTTCTCCGCCTGTTTCCATTTCCGGATTTGCCGTTCATGATACCGCTGTTTCTGTGTGATGCGATATTTCCGGACGGATTCAGAACGCTGTGATTCTGACATTTCCGGAACAGGTGAATCCGGAAAATACGTCTGCGGACTGCAATTGCACTGCGGGTGCAGAAAGCCTTGTCTGATGGCTTCTGACAGGAGCGGAAGCTTTAATTCTTCGGCTTCCTGCGGTGTTCCGGCTGAATACACATCATCCACAAGCACACGGCACAGCCAAGGCGCACACTTCGGACAGGCGATTCCGGAAGGCGGTACAATGACCGTATGAATTCCGAACTTGTCACGGGCTTTCCCTTCGCCTAATAACTGCGCCCGTTCGTTCGCCGTCCGGAGTGCCATTCTTGCATAAACTGATGCTGATACATGTGCGCCGTTCCGGTAGACAATGCTGTTCATGCCCCTCTGATGCAGGTCAGAAACCGCCATATCTATGGCAGAATTCAGCGTTCCCGTTCCGGATTGCAGATAAAAATGAGAATCGAATAACGCTTCTCTGTAGACATCATCTGCTTTTCTCAGAATCGCATGTTCGGCTTTTGACAAATCAGAACGGACAGCAGTCAGAAGCGAATCCAGCTTGTCATTCGGCACGTCGAAAAATCTTTGTGCGTTCTGAATTCCGGTCTGCAAGATTTTGATTTCCTGATTCAGTTCGCCGTTCTGATTCGCCTGCTGTAACAGATTCATAGCGGAATTGTTTATCTTCGTGAACTGCGGAGCGAACTGTTTATAATTCTTCGCTGACCAGTTCCCCAGACCTGCGAGCTGTTCGGTCTGCCACATACTCCATGCTTTTTGCAGGTCAGCTTCTTCTTTCAGATGCCGTTTCATGTTCCTGCCTATCGAGTCAAGCAGGATAGTTTCGATTCTGGATAAGGCATCACCAATATCATAATTCATCAGAATACTTCCTCATCAGATGAAATCAGCCCGTCCGCCTGATTCAGACGTTCGATTTCGGCTTGTTTCCAGTCATCCGGCTTGGTATCGCCGTAAAGTTCCTCGACAACAGCTTCATTCGACATGATACGGCTTGACTTGGCTTTTCCGATGGTTTCCACCTGACTTTCAAAGCTTGGATTTGCGTATTCGCCCCACGGCACGGAAATTTTCAGATGTTCCGGAAAATCGAGTTCATGTTCAGCGTAGTACGTCCACAGAACGGCTTGGAACAGCTCCGGAAGAATCTTCTGCAAAACGGTAATTATCCGGTTTCGGGTGTAGAGCGTGGCTTTTTCTTTTTCTCTCTGTGCTTCGGCGTTGTCGAGCTTCTTGACATCAATGCCCAGCGTAGACGGTGAAATCAGCCCTTGCAGACATAAATCAAGGGCTGTCATGTATGCCGATAAATAGCCCTCTGTCTGGATTTCCGGCTGAACGCTGGTTATCTGATTTTTCCCGTCTTCCGCCATATTCGAGCCGACTGTGATATAATTATCTTCAAACGGG